CCTGCGTCGCGGACGTTTACCGCGACGGACAAAAGCTATCAGGCGATCATCCGGCAGCTTAACGAAATGCTCCCGGAGTCGGAGCAGAAAGACGCGCTCGCGGATTTCTTTGAATCCTGACAATGGACAACTACATACTCGCCTATTATCAGGGCATACAGGACGGATCGATTTGCGTCGGCAAATGGATCCGTTTACTATATGCGAAAATCGTCGCCGGGATCGAGGATGGGACGTATCTGTTCGACCAGCGGAAAGCGAATAACGCGATCCGCTTTTTTGAGCGATTCGTCCGCCATAACAAAGGCCCATTAGCTCCGGGGCCTCTCGTCCTGAGTCTATGGCAGAAAGCGCTCCTGTCCGTGATGTACGGGATCGTTGACGAAGCAGGACTCCGCGTATTCAAAGAGATATTTGTCGTCGTCGGGAGAAAATGCGGAAAGACTCTCCTCGCGTCCGGCGTGATCTCATATGGAGCATATCTCGGAGATTATGGCGCGGAGATATACTGCGTCGCTCCGAAACTCGATCAGGCCGATCTCGTCTATTCTGCATTTGAGTTTACCATGCAGCAAAATCCCGAATTTGCTCGGAGGACTCAGAAGCGGAAAACGGATTACTACATCAAAGCGAACAACTCGACGATCAAAAAGCTCGCTTTCAACGAGCGCAAGGCCGACGGATACAATCCATCGATCGCGGTCATGGACGAACTTGCGTCGTGGCCTGCTGCGCGCGGTTTGAAAATGTATGAGGTCATGCTATCCGGCACTGTTGCAAGGGAACAGCCGATAACATTCGGGATCTCTTCCGCCGGATATGTCGACGACGGAATATATGACGAGCTTTTCAAACGCGGAACGAGGTTTCTGCTGGGCGAGTCAAAAGAGACACATCTGCTCCCGGTGCTATACACGATCGACGACGTCGAGAAATGGGACGATATAAACGAGCTGCGGAAATCCCTTCCGGGACTCGGGGTATCGATCAAAGTACAGACGATCCTCGACGAGATCGCGATCGCCCATGAGAGCTTGTCGAAGAAAAACGAGTTTATCTGCAAATACTGCAATATCAAGACGAACGCGTCGACGGCCTACATCGACGCGTCTCTCGTTGCTCGCGCCTCCGGGCCTCATTTCGGGCCTGAGGATCTTATGGATTCGTATGCCGTCGGCGGAGTTGACCTCTCGCAAACGCGAGACCTCTGCGCCGCTTGTCTCCTCGTCGAGAAAAACGGAGAGATGTATATCCTCGCGAAAGCATGGCTGCCTCGCGAGAGACTGCAAGACGCAATTCAGCGCGACGGATTGCCATATGATATATACGTCCAGCGCGGTCTCCTCGGCCTGTCCGGGGAGAACGTGATCGATTACAACGACGTGTATGAGTGGTTTTGCGAGATGGTCACGAAATATAAGATATATCCTCTGCAAGTAGGTTTTGACAGATACAGTTCTGTCTATTTTTGCAGTCAGATGCAGTCCTTCGGATTCCATCTCGACAGCGTTTATCAGGGAGACAACCTATGGCCCATGCTAGAACAGCTCCTCGGATTGCTGGAGGATGGCAAAGTCCACATCGGGGATAACGACCTCGTGAAAGTGCATATGTTAAACGCTGCTGTCAAAATGAGCGTAGAACGAGGACGAGGCAAGCTCGTCAAAATGTCTCCATACGCGCACGTCGACCTCGTCGCGAGCATCCTCGACGCGCTTGCTGTGCGAGATAAATGGGCCGATGAGATCGGCGACCAATTAAGAAACGAGGAGTGATTATCATGGGATTATTTGATCGTCTTTTCGGCAAAGCGCCGAGGCCCACGGGAAGTCCTATGGGATCGTTTCAGCTCCTGACAGGATACGAACCGAACTGGCATATAACAAAGAACGCAAATATTTATGAGTCGCAGATGATCCGCGCAGCGATCAACGCGGCGGCGACGCATATCAGCAAAATGAAACCCGTTATCATGGGATCTGCGAAACCGAGTCTCCGGGCGAAGCTGGAACACGGGCCGAATGAGTGGCGCACATGGTCGCAGTTTTTGTATCAGACTGCGACTATACTTTTTGTCCGAAATTCCTGCTACATTCTCCCGGTTTATGACGACTATGGGCAGATCTCCGGGATCTATACGGCGTCGCCGGAACGATGCGAGATCATCGAGTATGGGCCGAAAAAAATCCCGTATCTGAGATTCCGTTTCGCGAACGGCAAAACCGCAGCGATCGAGATGGACGCCTGTGGAATTTTGACTCGTTATCAGTTCAGCAAAGACCTGATCGGCGACTCAAATGCCGCGCTGATCCCGACGATGGATCTGATCAAGATCGCGAATCAGGGAATCCAAGAAGGCGTCAAAAACTCCAATACTTATCGGTTTATGGCGCGTATCGCAAACTGGTCGAAGGACTCCGACGTCGCGAACGAGCGCAGGAGATTCACGTCGCAGAATTTCGGCGCGGACGCCGAGGCGAACGGGATTCTACTGTTCCCGACTCAGTATTCGGATATAAAACAGCTCGACGCGAAACCATACACAGTCGACGCCGAACAAATGGAGATCATCCGTCAGAGCATATCCGATTATTTCGGAATCTCGCCGGAGATCATTCAAAACCGGGCGACTCCCGATCAGTACGCAGCGTTTTATGAGGGAATATGCGAGCCTTTCGGCATCCAGTTTTCAGAAACAGTCTCCCGGATGCTATTCACATATAACGAGCGCTCGCGCGGATCCGGGATCGCGCTGACGTCGAATCGACTGCAATACATGAGCAACGCGGACAAACTTGCCGTCTCAACTCAGCTGATTGATCGCGGAATCATGAGTCGAAACGATGCTCGCGAGATTTGGAATCTGCCTCCCGTGGAGGGAGGCAACGAGCTGGTTATACGTGGAGAGTATTATGCCGCGACCGAGCAGATCAACAACGACAACGGAGGAAACAATGAGCAAAACGATTGATGAGCGTCTTGCCGAGGGTCGCCAGTATCGTGACATCGACATCGGCGCGTTTGAGCATCGCGCAGAGGATGACGGCAAGAAAATCGTCCGAGGATATGCGTCGACGTTCAATTCGCCGTATCTCCTTTACAGGGATGGCAATTACGAAGTGTGGGAGCAGATCGACGCTCGCGCGTTCGACCATGCGGATATGAGTGATGTGATCATGCAGTATGATCACGTCGGACGCGTGTTCGCGCGACGATCAAACGGGACGCTCTCCGTCGGGACAGACGACGTAGGCCTCGCGATCGAGGCCGATCTCTCCGGGACGGAGCTGGGCCGTCAACTCTATGAGGAGATCGACGGAGGATATACGACTAAAATGTCGTTCGGGTTTACAGTCGCCGAGGACAAGCGAGACGTCGATGAGGATCACGAAACCGGGAAAGTCCGCGTGATGAGGACAGTATCCTCCATTTCGCGTCTATGGGATGTGAGCGTTGTTAGCCTTCCGGCAAACAACGCAACATATATATCAGCTCGGAGCTATTGCGAGGGAGTTATCGCAGAAGCGGCGGAGGAGATCCGCAAACGCCGTGAGGCGGACGCGCTGAGGAAACGCATCAAAATCAAACTGGAGGCCATGAAATGATGGATATCAAGACCGCAACGATCGACGAATTGATGGAGCGCCGGACGGCGATCCTCGCGTCTATCGACGAGGTTGCCGACTCTGAGCTGGAGGCGCTTGACGCCGAAGTTAGGAGCATCGGCGAAGAACTGGAGGCCCGTAAGGCCGCCGCAGAAGCGCGCGAAAACATCCGCGCACAGATCGCGTCCGGGAATACCGGGACGATCGTCGAAGAAATCAAAACGGAGGATCGAACCATGAGCGAAATCGAAGTTCGCAACACTAAACCCTATATCGACGCCTATGCCGAATACATCAAATCCGGCAACGACAAAGAAGTCCGCGCTCTCCTGACCGAGAACGTATCCGGCACAGTTCCCGTCCCCGAAATGGTTTATGACATCGTCAAAACCGCGTGGGAAAAAGAAGGGATCATGTCCTACGTCCGCAAGAGCTATCTGCGCGGAAACCTCAAGGTCGGATTCGAGATCTCCTCGACCGCTGCAACCAACCATACCGAAAGCACGAACTCTCCTGTTTCTGAGGAACAGCTTGTCCTCGGCGTCGTGACTCTCCTGCCCATTTCGATTAAGAAATGGATTTCTGTGACCGACGAAGTCAGGGATATGCGCGGAGAGGAGTTCCTCAGGTATATCTATGACGAACTGACCTACAGAATTGCCAAGAAGGCCGCCGACAACGTAATCGCTGCCATCGAGGCCTGTGGGACTGCGTCCACGACCACTTGTCCCGGCGTCCCGAAGATCGCCGCCACGACGATCTCTGTCGGCCTCGTCGCTCAGGCGCTCGCTCAGCTGTCTGACGAAGCCGCGAATCCCGTGGTCATGATGAATAAGGCGACGTGGGGCGCGTTCAAGGCCGCGCAGTACGCTGCAAGTTATCCCGTGGATCCGTTTGAAGGCCTTCCCGTTCTGTTCAACAACACGATCGCGGCCTTCTCCGCTGCGACGACTGGTGTTACCTACATGATCGTCGGCGACCTCGGTCACGGCGCTATCGCTAATTTCCCCAACGGGGAAGACATCGACATCAAGGTCGACGAGTATACCGACATGACCAAGGATCTGATCCGCATCCTCGGTCGCGAATACGTCGCCGTCGGCGTCGTTGCGCCTGACGCTTTCGTCAAGGTCACTCACTAATCTAACAACCAGCACATGAGGAAAAGGAGCAGAATCATGTCGAAAACATTTATCGCGATCCCGTGTATGGATCAAGTCCCTGCACAGTTTTGTCACTCGCTCGCGACGCTAACGCGCGTCGACGACACAGTCGTCGCCTGTCAGGTCGGATCGCTCGTCTATACGAGCCGAAATCATCTCGTCAGACAGGCGCTCATCATGGGAGCTGATTTCATTCTATGGTTGGATTCCGATATGGTGTTTTCGGCGGATCTGCTCCAACGTCTCATGACTCACATGGAGGATCCTGAGATCGATTTTGTTTCCGCGCTTTACTTTCGGCGCGTCGCGCCATACTCTCCCGTCATATATGATGAATTGGAGGTCGAGGACGGAAACGTCCGTTACACAGAGACGAAAACGATCCCGGATCATCCGTTTGAGGTTGCCGGATGCGGTTTCGGAGGCGTCCTCATGAGGACGTCTGTCGCAGCCGAGGTCGCGAACAATAACCGAGGCCGGATGTTTGATCCCATCGACGGATTGGGGGAGGATCTGACGTTCTGTTGGCGCGCTCGCCAGTTAGGACATAGGATCATCTGCGATCCGTCCATCACGATGGGCCACGTCGGTCACATGGTTATAACGAAAGAGTTCGCTGATTTGTATAGAGGAGGATAAGGATGGATCTTCTTGCTAAAGTCAAGGTCGCGCTTGGTATCGTTGTCGATGTGTTCGACTCTGAGCTGTCGCGCCTGATTCGGAGCGCCAAACTGGATTTGGGGATCGCCGGAGTCGTCCTCGACGACAATGTCGACGAGCTTGTCGAGAACGCGATCATTACCTACTGCAAATTTAACTTTCAAAGTATGCCGGGCGACGAGTACGACCGCATAAAGGCGAGTTACGACGAGCAGAAAGGCCAGCTCAGGATCGCGTCAGGTTATACGGACTGGAGTGTTTGAGATGTATGAGAGGACTGCGATCTATCTGATACACAAATCGCCCGATCCGAGAGGCGTGACGGATCCCGTCGAGGAAACTCGGCAAATGGTCTATGCGGTCGTCCGCTCAGTCGGTCATACAGAACTCTATGAGGCCATGACGCACGGACTCCGTCCGTCGCTGATTTTCCGCCTCGCGAATTATCTCGATTACGACGGCTCGCTTTACTGTGAGTACAACGGGCGTCGCTATCGAGTGATCCGAACATATCGGACGGGGATGTCCTTGGATCTGACTGTGGAGGAGGCGAACGACGTTGTATAGCGCTGCGCTCGTCAAAAAGCTGAAGGATACCGGGATCCCGGTCGCGCATTTCGGATGGGAGACCGACCTCCTGCCGCGCGGAGATTTTATCGTCTATGCTGAGGACTCATCCGAGGATCTTGAGGCGGACGGAAAACATATCGAACGCGCTACGGAGGGAACGATCCATCTGTATACGCGAGATTATACAAACGCTCAAAAGCAAGCCGTCGAAGCTGTCTTTGAGTCCATGCCGACTGTCGTATGGGGACTTAACTCAATCATGTTTGAGGAGGAAACCAAATACGTTCATTATGCATGGGAGGTCGGCGAATATGGCTAGGTTTGAATATCGCGGACTTGGCAAATACCTGACCGAACTCGCAAAGTCATGCGGAGACGCCAAAGGCGTCAACGGCATACAGAAAATGGTTTTGTTTGAGGGCGCTCGCGTCTATGCGGACGCACTCAGGACGGCATCCGGGGAATACGGGAATCTCGCGGACGGAGTTGCGTTGACTGCGATGCAGGAGAACGGAGGGAACTGGTCGATCCGACTCGGTTTTTACGGATACGACGAGAAGGGAGACGGCAAACCCTACGCACTCAAGGCGGCAATCATCAACTCCGGGACAAGCGATAACCGCGTGACCGGGAACAATTTTATCAGGAAAACTCTGAAAGCTGCGGATCCTCGCGCTCAGGCCGCGATGGATGCAAAACTGGACGAGATCATGAACAACGTATTCGGAGGAAACTAAAATGGCAGACGGAAAAGTCCTTATCGGTTTTTCCAAGCCGTACGTCGCGCTCTATAGCAACACGAACGGCACTACAACTTATACGAGCGGAATGGCGCTCGCTCGCGGCGTCTCCGTCACTATCGAGCCGGGGACCTCTGACGAGAATATCTTTTACGCGGATAACGGCCCGGCTGAGTCTGCTGGCGCGATGTTTACTGGCGGAACTGTGAGTCCGACTGTCGACGGCCTCAAAAGCGCCGCTCGCGCTCTTATCTACGGACTCCCGGCTCCGACCGCTACGACAGTCGGGACGGCGAGCGTCGACGTCTATCATTACGGCGACGCCATGACGATCCCGTACGTCGGTTTCGGTTATATTGCTATGTATCAGGAGGACAGCGTCATCTCCTATGAGGCGACCATCCTGCCCAAGATCAAATTCAATCTCGACTCCGTATCCGCGAATACGCGCGGAGAAGAAATCGAATGGCAGACGAGCGAGCTTTCCGCTCAGATTTTCCGGGACGACACGGCCAATCATGATTGGCGCTACGTTACGGAAGAACTCACGACCGAGGCACAGGCCGAGGCCTATATTAAGAGCGTTTTCGCCATCTCCTGAGGAGGATAACGATGATTCTGCACGACAGGCAAGTTCGTATGGCTTTTCCTGTGGGAGCCATGCAGGACGTCGCGAAACTCTGCCCAAACAGAGACATCCGACGCATATCTGAACTATTCAATCTCGACGACGAGGCCGGATTCGATTTCGGTCTCGCCGTCAAACTCGCTGCGATACTCTCCTATTGGGGAGAAGAGCAATACGCCTTTTTCCATAAAGGATATGAGGCACAACCTTTTACAGAACACGAACTCAATCTCCTCTCGACCGACGAGATCCGGGATCTCTTTATGGAGGTCATGAACGCGATCACGAACGGGAATAAAACCGAGGTCGAGACCGAACCGCCAAAAAAACAGTAAACCACGGCAAGACATCCACGATAGATCTCAATCTGTCGTGGTTTTTGTTTTATGGTCGCCAGTTACACATGACGAAACAGGAGATCCTTGTAACTCGCGTCGGCGAAATGCTCGATATGATCGCCTGTTTCGCCATTTACAACGGCAACGCTAAACCCAAAAGAAAACTCAGTTACCAAGAGATCATGGCGCTGAGATAACGATAGGAGGCATCTATGGCGAAAGT